ACTCAAACCAAAGATACTTAGGACAGGAAGAGTACCAAGTTGGTGTAGGTTCTGAAAGAACTTTCCCGGGTACAAGAACTGGACTAGTACTTGCTACTTACCAAGGTATCCCAATTATCCCAGACGCTGACGTTGCTAAGTCTGTATCATCTGCTGATGCTGTACTTGGTTCTAACGTTTATGTTTTGGATACTGACTATCTAGAAATTGCGATTGCACAACCAACGCAGTATGTAGAGAACAGAGATTACTTTGCAGCAAACGCTCTAGTTGTAAGAGGATTACTCTACACTATGGGTGAAATGCGATGTAAGAACATTTGGACACAAGCAAAAATAGCTGACCTAAACTCATAAAGTTTAGTGATGATACATGTGGGGGGACTTCGGTCCCCCTACTAATTTATAAACAACATTTTGTGAGGACTGATAAGTGGCCGATAAGGACACACAAGTGAATTTAGCAGTTTATATGGAACGATTAGATTCTTATATTTCAAGTCAGAACGCCCTCAATGAAAACCTCTCTAAAAACTTAGAAAAGGTTGAAACCAAAGTCGATGATATTTCTCAATGGCGTAACAAAATGTATGGAATGAAAAGTATTTTACTGGCTATTGGGGTACTAATAGTACACACTTCCGCTATTATGGGTAGCTTTGTAGCTATCATAAATATAAATAAATAGGAGAATTTATAAATGGCTAACGAAAGACATACGGATTACAGAGAGTGGGACATAGATAGTTCTACTAGACAGTCGGTACATCCGGTTAATAGATATGTAGCAATCTCAAATGCTGCCAGTACCACTGCTGAAGATGTATATACCATAGTTGCAAATGGTGGTGAGAAGGCTGTAAACTTAGTAACCAACCCCGGAATCGAAGGTTCAGATGTTTCAATATACACAGCGACCGGTTCTGCAATTGCCAGAGATACAGGGCAAGCTTCAGAAGGGTCTGCCTCACTTTTAGTAAACCCGGCTAACTCAGCCGCAGGAGAAGGGTTCTATTGGGAATCCCCTAAAATTTCAAGGAGTGTAAACCCACAATATATTACAGTTCAATGTGAACACAGAGGTGCTTCTGCTTCTGGAACAGTAGAAATCAATATTACAGATTCATCTGGTACAGAGTTAGCTTCTTCAGGAAGTTCTAGCTTGGCTACTAGTTGGACCAGAATAACTACTCAATATACAATACCAGCTAACACAGACCCAGCTTCATATAGATTATATGTAGTTACACAAGCTAACCATAACATAAACTTCTATATAGATAAAATTATGTTTGAAGTTAGAGAAGACACTACGGCAGTTTCTACTTATGTTGATGGTAACCAGACAAGTGCTGAGGGTAATCTTTACGAATGGACAGGTGCTACAAACGCCTCCACATCAATAAAGAAGCCGGCAATGTCTGTAATCAGAGGTGTTCAATTCACAAACAGGTCTGGTACAGCCGCAGATATTATTTATTTAGCTTTTGACAAAACAGCAACTTCTACTAATGGTATTCCTATTTATGGTGGAGACACCTTCAACTGTGAACTACCTTTAGACTTTAGAGGTAAAATATCAATGATAGCAGCCCAAAATACTCCTACACTTACAGGAGTTATTTGGGGAATAGCGGACTAATATAATGACAACTGAATCAATAAAAACTGAAGTAGGAAATATACCCAGTCCATCTAATTGGGCTAACGATGGTTTTACAGTTGACGATTGTGGTTGCGATGAAACTCCTAGCGTGGGGTTTTTAGAAAAAGCAATTGTTGATGGTGGTGAAACTGTAGATGGTAAGGTTTCTATGAAGGACATTACCAAGGCACTAAAAGAATATGAGAGACTTTATAAAGCCGACATTGCTTCACCAGCTGAATTACTAACATTATCAAGAGCCTTTCCAAACAATAGACAATATACTGAAGCACTAAAGAAACAAAAAATTTCTGATGATGACAAACTAGTTATCGGGGGACCAGCGTCTATTGAATTAGTAGATAGAGAGGGGCACCTTATTACAACAAACGCCTTAGACAAAGCATTCGATAAATACATGGCAAACTTTAGAACTAGAAATGCTATGGTATTACACTCTGATGTTCAAGTAGGATGGGCATTACCAGCTTATATAAGTAAAAACGGACAGATATTTAAGTCCGGGGTAAATGGTAATGGTTTATTTTTTATAACAGAACTTAGGAATGATACTAAGATTGCTAAAAAAGTAGCTGAACAAATACATAGTGGAAAATTAAAAAGCTACAGTATTGCTGGAAGTGCACTAAAGACACAGAATATACAAAAAGGATTACAAGATGTAATGCAAGTAGATGAACTTGAACTTGCTGAAGTAACCGTTTGTGAAAAAGGGGTCAACCAAGCAGCATCCTTTGAAATCATTAAATCAGAAAATGCTACAACTAAATCATGTATTGATGGAAGTTGCCTTATTACAAAAGAACATGAACATGAAGAACCTAAAAAGGAGGTGGAGCTTATGTTTAAATCGGATGGAGAGATTGATTTTACTCAATCATTTATGAACTTTATGCAGAAAGAGATGCCTCAATCAGGTATTGAAGCGTTCCCTCTTTTGTATAGTACACAAGCTAGACAGGAAGAACATCACAGACTTTTGGACAAGTATGGATTTCCGGGAGAGTTGGAACCTGAGTACGCAAGAAACACTCCGGTGATTGAAGATGACCCATCACCCGGTGGAAGCAGTTATGTTCCTTGGGCAGTAAACGAGGCTGGAAGTAATCTTGGAAGAAGGTTTTATGACGATGCTTTAACTACCCCGCAGTTAGGTGGACATAAAAAAAGAGGTGTTATTGAAGGCGGGAACTCATACGAAACTCCAGTATCAGAAAGAAACACAGCAGATGGGTTTAGTAACTTACTATCTACTTTAGCAAACAGAAAAACAAAGAAAGCTATTACAGGAGAATATAGTGAGATGCCCGTAAGACTTTCTAAGTCTGATGATTTCTTTAACTGGATGGCTCGAGAGAATAATCATATATACAAAGAGTCTTGTGGTTGTGAATCCTGTTTTCAGAAATCTGCTGACTATAAAGGAACAATACAGAAACCAACAAATTTTTTAGTCTAAAGGCTGTAGATAATCCATTTGCGGTTGCTACAGCACAAGCTAAGAAAATGGGCTACAAAAATTTTGATGATGGAAGTCCCGGGGAAAAGAAAAGGGACGAGATAGCCGAAGCTATCAAAAGAAAATAACAATATATTAGTATAATAAATAGATAGGAAATCTATCTCAATATTTAAGGAGGAAACTAAATATGGCACTAACAATAACAACACCGGGAGCTGCTAGCGAAGGAGCTGCTATTGCTGGAGGAACACCTAGTAAGTTCACTATCAAAAGAATACAATTTGATAGTTCTTACCCAACTGGTGGAGAATCTCTAACAGCAGGAGACCTTGGCTTTACTGCAATTCATGCAATTATGATTGACACTGAGACTTCAGGATACGTAGCTCAATACGACTACAGTAACGAAAAAGTTGAAGTATATGAAGCAGGAGCTGATGGTGCTGCACTAGACGAAGTAGGTAACACTACTGACTTATCTGCAGTGTACATTAGAGTTGTAGCATACGGAACTGCATAAAGAAAAAGGAGAATAAATAATGTTTGGCAAATTAAGGCCACAGATATTTTTAGCCATTATAGTATTAGGAATCCTCTCATCCTTTGGTATCGTTTATGAATATAACGAAATAGCCACAGGATGTGTAGGTGGTATTATAGCACTTGGCATGAAAGTGTTGGAGAGTGAATAATGGTAGCCATTGAAGACTGTACCTGTATTGAGTCGGGAGATTGCATATGCGAACCTCTCGAATGTTTTTGCGAGTGTGAGTGTGAAGGTTGCTTAATAGAACTTGAAATGGAAGCATGCCCTTGCGGTGGCAACTGTGGATGCGGTGTATAAGGAGGACTTATGAACCCGATGAAAATAATAAGCTTAGGCTTAACATTCTACAATCTAAATAAAGGTTTAGCTGATGATGGTAAAAAGATTGTGGATGAAGGAATGGATATTATACAAGCAATTAGTATTGCCCTGAAAGACGGGAAGGTAACTAATTCAGAGAAACATGCCATAACAAAAGAGATAAAAGAGTTCTCTAAAGTTTCTATCAAGGCCATAGAGAATATAACTATACCAGAATCAGACTAAAAAATCTATGACAAATTATTGGAGGTGGACAGCCCTTATTGTATATGTGGTTATCTGCCTCTTTGATTTTGTAATAGTTCCTGCATACATAGGAATAACTAGACCAAACCCAGCTGACTATATAGAAAAGCTTTCTGAAATAGACGACACGATGGTACGGCTAGAGTACCTAAAGATAGCGTCTCAAGGTGTCAATCGACACGAACCCTTTACTCTAACTAATGGAGGTATATTTCATATAAGTTTCGGAGCTTTACTAACAGGCTCAGTGTTTGGAATGAAATCGGAGAATAAGAAATAATGAGTATAATAAAACAATGGTTCCCAATACCTTTAATATTGTTTGGAGGTATCATGGCAGACTTATCACGTCATGGCTTAGGGGAAGATATAATGACAGTTCAGATAGTATCATGGACATCAGTAGCAGTTGGTGTTGTAGGACTAGCTAGAATTGCGTGGCTTAGAGTAAAAAAGTAACAGAGGAATAGAATGGGATTATCAGATATAAAGTTACCTATAGGAATTATAGGAGTAATAATAGCTCAAGCATTTGGAATCATTTGGTATGTAGCACAACTGGATAGCTCGGTAGAAGAGAATACAGATAACGTTGCAGCAGTTCAAGCTCAATACGCTGAAGCTACTAAGAGACTATTGGAACTAAATGAGAAGATAGCAGAGCTAGAGAAGAAGGACGCAATCATTGATAATGAGATGCGGACAATTATGGGCGACCACGATGGGTTTAATGATGTACTAAAGACCATTGGAATCAGTGGTTACGGTGACACTAGAACTTATGGTGGGTACGACAACTATAAATAGCCCTCGCACCCATTACTATTATATACAAAAGTGGAAGATATTATTCCGGAATACAGGGGTTTTTAGTGAAGAAATTTGGTTCAATTACAATAATCGTAAGTGTATTACACTTTATGGAAGATGCAATATTAGTTGGACTTGGTAGATATACTGAGGTTAATTTTTTTGTTCTTCTATTAGGAACGATAATTTTTGGAGCATTGATAGCTTGGATAGCTAGGATGCCTAAAGTAAAACAATGGTTGGGGACAGATTAATGGACAATTTAGATATTGCAATAGATATTTTTTCAGGTATTATAAATAAGGCACCAGTTAAAAGGCGGGACCCAAAGAAGTGGTCACGAATAAAATCTGCTGTTAAAGCTGGAAGTAAGGGAGGGAAGCCCGGCCAATGGTCAGCTCGAAAGGCTCAACTAGCTGTACAGAGATATAAGAAAGCTGGTGGCGGGTACAAAGGGAAGAAATCAGGTAAGTCTTCTTTATCAAGGTGGACTAAACAGAAATGGGGAACCAAGTCTGGGAAGCCAAGTAGGAAGACAGGGGAACGGTATCTACCTAAGAAAGCAAGGGAAGCACTATCTCCACAAGAGTATGGAGCTACCACAAGAGCTAAAAGGAAAGCAACTAAACAAGGGAAGCAATTTTCTGCTCAACCAAAGAAGATAGCAAGGAAGACCGCAAAGTATAGGAAGAAGTAATGACTAATAAAATAACATTAATATTTATTGCAATAGGTATATGGTTAACTCTAATATTAAATATTATTGCAACTTATTATATGCTAAGTGTACAAATAGAACTCGCTGAACAACAACTAAAAGAATATGAAATCTATGAAAGATTTTATTATCCAGAAGGAAATAGGGGCTAGAAATAATGATTGATTATCCAATGAATGAAGAAGAGCAAAGACTAATTGAAGTAGGCAAAAGGAACCCCGGAATACAGGGAATCTATATCGGGTTGAAACAAATATACCCATTAGGTAAGAAGTACGAGGAAGTAAAAGTAATTCCCCCTAAAAAGATTCAGGGGAAGATGGGAGAGTAGGAATCAATGCAGAAGAGTTGGATGGGCGACATACCAAACACACATGTAAGAGATTACCAAAGGAAGCGTTTGTATGATGCTGAAGACTCGTGTATGTTCCTCGGTAATGTTGAGATTCTAACTAGAGAGCAAGTGGAAGATATGATTCATAGGATTTCTCAGTGGGCGGAGATAACACCACCCAAACTTATAGAAGATGGACACACCTTAGCTTATGCTACAGCAGACACAATTTCTTTACCCTTTCCGATAACCAAGACCTTACCATATATAGTTCATGAAATGTCTCATGTGATAAACTATAATGGAAGCAACGCAGACCATCATGGGAAGCACTTTGCTGGAACCTACTTGGAAGTGGTGAGAGAGTTCATTGGAAGCGTGGCACACAATGACCTAGCCAAAGCATTCAGACGCTATAAAGTTCGGTACGTATAATTTGACAGTAGCTTTTTTATTTAGTATAATTGATGTATACAATAATTTAAAAAGGACTTATATGTCTGACGATATTTTAGAAAAATTTATAAAACCAAAACCTGTACAAAAAGACCCCGAAGACGAACCATGGCTGAAGTCTTTGAAATATTGGTTAGGAATATTACAATTTATATTCATCTTAAGTATTCTATCTCAAATATTTTTGTGGTGTACTGATGGCTAATATAATGCAATATTTAATTCAAATGTCTGATGAAGCAAAAGGATACTATCAAGATATTATGGACTCTCAAGCTAAAATGATGTCTGAAATTGATTCTCTAAAAGCTAGATTAATTGAATTAGAACAATCTTCAAATAAAAATAGAGAAGATTAATAAAACTAGTATAATAAGTTAAGGAAAGAATTATGGTTAGAGCAATTAAGTTTATAGCTTGTTTGATACTAAGCCATGATACTAACCCACCTATAATTGAAGCATGGGCATCTAAACAGGGGTCTAAAAAGATTTACTACATTTGTAGACGATGTCTAAAGCGAATCGGGGAAAAATATTATGATGGATTCTAATGACCACTTTGAGTTTTATAAAAATGATGAGGAAGTGGAACGTGAATTAAATCAAACCAAAACCCTTAGTTTAACAAAGAATGAAGCATTGTTCCTAAGCGATACCTTTACCTTACTTGTTGAGCATGATAGGGAAGGAGGAAGCATTCAACTTCCTGCTCGTGGGATAATTCCATCTGCTGGAATGTCAGTACCTATTGAGATGATACAGAAGATAGGAATGGCGGTTCTACTAACCACAGACCCCAAGAACATAACACAACTAACTTCAATTGATTTTACAGTCTCAGAGTTGTTTCTTATGCGGGAGTGTTGCCAATCGTATGTTAGAATGAATAAAGAACCAGTTGGATATAACTTAGCTCGTAAAATTTATAGATGCCTTTTGGAAGACACTATACAGGAAAGAGTATTTTTTAATAAACTAACAAAAGATATAGACATATCATTAGATAAAGAGGAAAGAAAAGATGCAAATACAGGAACCAACAACGATAGAACAAGCAGTTAGACTACTTTTACACTACGTTGGAATAGTTAAAATAACTAAAAGTAACATAAAAAAGGTTTATAAAAGAAGCAAAGAGCTACAAGTTCTGATGGGAGGCGGGGGTTTTTGGGAAGGAAGAATGCCTTACTTGAAGGAATTGGAAGACCATATTGGTTATACTGCAGATGTAACTGTAACCCACAGTGATAAAAAGTGGGAAAAAGTTTTACTAAATGAATTATCTAACATTGCAGACCAGTGGCAGAAGCAAGAGGAAGAACACTTAGCAAAGGAAGAGGAAGAGGGAAGCAGTAAGACTATCAATGAAGAGAACGAGGAAGCCACGAAAGAGTTAGAGGAACTAACTAAGGAAGAGCCAAAGGAAGAAGCAGAGAAGTACCCTTATTAGTATGACATTACTGACCATTATTTTTTCTTTATCTATTCTAGTTTTTTCCTTTATACTAACCATTATAAATTGGAAGATACTTCAAGTTTCTAAGAACATACTAGATATAAGTGTTAGTCTATTGTCAGAGACAGTAGTCATAAAGGAAGAGTCAATACGAGTACGTATAGTTTCAGAAGAAGTATTGGAAGAAACCATAAAGCTAAGGAAGACCTTAGACATGCCCGAGGAACCAACAGGAACCCACGACTAGAAGTCATGGAAGCCCCTGTGGTGCCAAGTATCTTTTATATGCTCTATGCTTTTGTACTCTCTCAAATCATTATTCAATTCAGTATCATCAACATAGTCTACAATTTGATGGAACCATTCGGTAAGTAAAGACAATTTATTCCTCCTATAAGAACTATTCGGAAGCAACTTTATTATTGCCCTAGACATTATACTAATTGTTTTATTTTTTCCTGTTACAAATGTATTAAATTTGCATTTTTATAATAAGTATTATATTCTGTACTTAACCAATAATTTATTGGGACACAAGGATAAGTGAAAGGATAAGCTATGTTAGACCCTTATATTGACTCCAATGGTGATAAGCTAGAGCCACATACTACAGAGCAGAAGCTAAGGTTTATTGATTGGATTGAAGATGGTCATTCTCATACTATCTTTCATCAAACAAATGAAGAGGACTCTAAAGTCTTAGACGACATAATAGACCACTTTGGTCTTGCAGGTAGCTGGTTATGGCAAGAAGAAGTCTACGATACTAAAGGATTGGGGTGGAGTAGACACCCTGACCACCCAACAGGGAAAGTGTTGAGTACATTTGAATTGATGAACTCTATCAATCATGCTCTAGGTGGAGAACCCCTAGAAGCCTATGGTAGAGGTGGGATATGGAGACACCACATCGAGGAAGCAAGACGCATACTTAGGGAACAACCTAATTTGCTCTAAAACATTTGGGGGTTGAAATATACCCCCATTTGACTTTTTATAGTAGTTGTGATAAAATTATAGTAAGTGATAAAAAATAGAAAGGATAGATTATGAAAGATGAAATGATGTCTAACTTCTTAGAGGACTTAGAGGGTGTACTGGTACAATACTTCGGAGAAGATTGGACATATGAATTTGATGGGGATAAACCAATAACAATACACGTACCAATAGAGGAGTAAGATATGAATTGTGCTAGAAGAAACACACATGAGACATATAAAGATGATGAGTATATTTGTGATGTTTGGACAATAGATGATGTCTTGGAAAATGCTAAAGAAAACCACGACATCAATTTATCTAATGACCAAGCTAAAAACATATTACGAATGATGCAAAAATATCATAATGCTGAAGTTGGGATAACTTATGATACACTTGACTATTGGACAGAAGATGAGACGAAAGAGAGTAAGAGATGAGTAAAGAAGATAATGCAATAAACTATTTCAACAAGCGAATTAAAAGTTGGTTGCAAGAAGAGATAGAACATAACGAACCTGTAGTGAGTGGCATAGAAGAGATGGCAGATGGCACAGATGACATTTTCATAGGTCGTACAGAACTAGCAGAAACACTGCTAAAGAAACTAGATGAATGGGAAGAGGAGTCAGATAATGGCAAGTAAAACACATATGGACATATTAAACGAAGCTATGGTAGGTCAAAAGATAACAGAGGTTAGGTGGCTTACTAAGGAACAGACTGAAGATGTTGCAGAACATTGGTATAACCAACCAATACAAATTACCTTAGAGAATGGAGTTAAACTAATTCCAATGTCAGATGACGAGGGAAATGAAGCTGGTGCAATATCAACTAACATACCAAAGATGGAAACTATTTGGGTTGAAAGAGATTAATTTGACAAAATAAAATAAGTGTTATAAAATTATAACAAACAATATAAATAAACAGAAAGGATAATTATGACAGCAAGTTTATTTGGAGAAAGGTTCTTAGGAAGAAGAGAACCAGCATGGCACAAGTTGGGACAAGTGTTCCCACAGAAAGAGAAGGTATTAGCTTCAGAAGGTATGAAGAAAGCCGACATATTATTTGGGATTGATAAACACCCTCAGATAGTAAAGATGGAAGATGGTACTGAATTAGAGACAGGTTCTTACGCAGTGGTAAGAGAACCTACCAGTGATGACCCCGAACATAAAGTACTAGCTACTGTGGGGAAAGAGTGGACATGTTTACAAGCTAGTGAGTTAGGAAAGATGTTAGACCCTATTTCAGAACAATTCCCAGTGGAAACTGTGGGTGCGATAGGAAATGGAGAGAAGATATTCTTGACTATGGACGCAGGTACTTCTACAATCGCAGGAGAGGACCACGAACTATACTGGTTAGTAGCAGACCACAGAGACGGAACAGGTGCATTGAGTATTGCATTTACCCCTGTTAGAGTAGTGTGTCAGAACACTTTGATTACAGGACTAAGAAGTAGTAAGGTTTCTGTGAACTTGAAGCACAACAAATCAATTCAAACTGATGCTTCGTTCTACTTAGACATTTTCAATCAAATGGCGAGAACCCAAGAGAATGTAGTTAGTGCAATGGATAGCATGACAAAGACGAGATTGAAAGCTAAGGAAGTAGAAACTATTCTTACTTCTGCTTACCCAACTGCTTCAAGACCTACAAGATTGAAACTTTCAGCTAACATATCTGCAGATGACGTACCATCAAGTGTGTGGAAACGTATCCTAAATGATAAAAAAGAGCAGAAAGAGGAGTGGGATAAGAGACAAAGTAGAGTTGATAGAATAAAAGATAATGCTAAGGAAAGACTAGATGTATTCAATCAAGAGTTTCCTAAGCTATCAAATACCCCTTGGGCAGTTTACAATGCAGTAGTGGAGACTGAGGATTATAGAAGAGGTCATACTGCAAGTGGCACTACCCTATTTGGTGGAAGAGCCGAAGCTAAAGCTAGAGCATTTAACAAAGCAATAGAATTAGTGTAGAATAATTAGAGGTGGGGGGTACTAAACATACCCCTCACTTACAAACTAAGGAGAGGCAATGCCGACAAAAGACGAATTACAAAAGATGGTAAAGCTACTGAAAGAAGAGACTGCTAAACTTCAGAAAGTAAACAAGCAGAGATTTGACAGATTACTTGAACTAGAGGAAAGAATGAACATTCAATCTATGCAGTTAGCTTTATTATTTGAGACTCTAAAGTTTGACTCGAGGCACAGTGGTTTTTCTTCTTTGGTTATGATGTTGGGAAGAACTAAAAAGTTTTGGAACAACAAACCAATGAACAGGTTGGAAGAACAGATTAGAGACATGGAAGAGACAGGATTACTAGACTTTGAAGATGATGATGATGATGATTTACCACCATTTTTGAAGAGAAGAAAGAAATAAATATGTTTGCAGATGTATGTTCAGTATGTAGGAGTAGCAAGGTAGTTGAGGGATACAAGGAGACCACCTTGATAAGAACTGTAAGGAACGAGGAGAAAACAATGACAAAGAAATGGTGTCAGGATTGTTTAACTGAGTATGCTAACAAACAGGAATGTAGAGCAAAATATCTGCCAAAGTTACGAGACACAAATATAGATAAATACTTGGAAGTAGTGAATGACTTTAATTTCATTCCTTATGCTTATAAGTGGAAAACAAACCCCTATCATCATTACGACAGAGCAGTCAAAGTTGAGTGATTTGACAAAAATATAACAATCGTTATAAAATATAATTGTGGGTGTCAAAAAGGATATTCCTGATTACTGCAGTAAACAAGAATATTCGTGAGGGCATAGGAGTTATAGCTAATTACTGAGGTAACTTGGTAACCGACATAACTGGCTTAAAAAGAGATAAAACAGTAGCATGCCTATCTCTTGCCCACAAAATAATAGAGGATAAATATGGATAAAAGACTGAAAATATATGAAGCACAATTCAAACCAACTGCTGATGATGGGGAGATGATGTTGCAGATAAAAGAAGATTTCAAAGGTTTGTTTGAAAACAATAACCGAATAGCTGAGTGGTTTATGGCAATTATGAATAAGATGTCTAGTGATGATAAAAGAATGGATACCTTAGATAACATAATAGGAAAGATGACAACTGAGAGAATGGAGTTAGAAAAAAGAATAGAGGGTTTAGAAAACCACCTGTTCAGAGACTAGCTTATTTGACAGAATTATAATAGTTGTTATAAAATATAGATATACTAAAAATAAAAGGATAGATATGACAGAAGAAAACAAACTTGTAGAAGTGGGCGAACCAACAAAAGCACCATCTCCATTAGAACCTAGTGAGAACAAAGACTACGAAGAACTTATAAAGCTATATGATGAACCTATGGAGAGAGCAATAGCTAGAGAACTATTCAAGCTAGACCAAGACCAACTAAGAGCATTATTAGATGAAGTAATAGACCATGATGAGTTAGTTGAGTGGCACAAGGGGAAACTATCTGAGACTGATTTGGAAGAACGAATATCAGAAGATAAAGAATGGATAGTTGAGGAAATAATATTACACACACCAAACACTAGCAACTTGGCTAGAGACCTAAGAGTAAGACCACAACGAAGATATCTAACTGTTGAGGTATTTGGATATGACCTAAACAGTGTTACTGATGTAAAAGTCTTAGCTATGGACGTAGACAGAGATGGAAACCCAGTAGATAAAATCTATACTGATGTTATTGAAATGACTGATGAAGATGGGAAAACATTATGAGTAGATATGTATGTGGCAGATGTGGTAACGAGAATGTTTCTTATCAAGTGTGGGTAGATGAAGATGGAAACAGGAAACAGACTTTCCAAGAGAAATGTTTAGCACCTGAGATTGAGTGGCAAGTAGGACAAGCAATGAATGGTCAAGCATGGTGCGAGGAAGATGAAGAACTTGGCACAGATGGTTGTGGGGAAATCTTTGGAGTAGTCCACAAACAGTCTGACAGATGGTGGGATTTGAACTATGACAGACAGATGAAACTTAAGGAAAGTAGGAACGCATGATTGAAGAAAAAACAATTTTCAAGTGTCGTGGGTGTGGAGAGAAATACTTTACTGACATGGAAAGCATAGATGATGTATCACTATGTAAGTGGTGCAATGAAGATGAAGGATATGAAAATGATTACTTATAAAAAAGTAAAAGTCTACTTTGAACATAATAATAATGGTAGACCCTTTGGTATCGAGACTTATGATAATGGGGATATGGTACATACCACATGGTATACATCAGAAAAAGAGAGAGACTTTGCTTATGAATTACATAGTGGAGTATCTAAGGCGATAGAGAATGATTAGAGTATATTTTGAAAGAGGTTATGCTTCAGAGGAAGTAGCTAAGTTTCATGATGAAGAAACATACATGGCTTGTTTACCTAGCTTGCAAGAGTTAGCTAGGAAGCAGAAGTGGGAAAGAGTAACAGAGAATATAGATGGCTAAGAGAATGAACAATAGACGTAGGAAGAAGAAACTAAAGGTTATAAAGGAGAGGAAGCAGAGATGACTAGGAATAGGAACGACTTAGTACACATATGCCAAGACTATTACAGGAAACCAAATGATGATGTATTTGAATACTGCGAGTGTGGTGCTAGATACTTTCTCAATCGTTTTGCATATAAAACAATGGAGGATTTGACAAATTTATAATAGTTGTTATAAACTATAGGTATACAAAAACTGAAAGGATAGACAAATGCCAAATTGGTGTCAAAACGAAGTCTCTATTTATGGAGACAAAGAAGATATAAAAAAACTAAAAGCAGAGGTCTTTACTGTAGATGAAGATAACGACCAACCTTACTTGGATTTCAACAAAGTAATACCAATGCCAAAAGAGTTAGCAGATACTACAAGTCCCCAAAGGGTTGTGTCTGATGAGTGGATTAGAATGAGAGACCTAATAAAAGCTAATCCAAGTATCCAAAGTATTTGGGTAGGTGGGAGACAGATAAAAGATGATGAGTGGTCAAAGAACTATATAACTAAGAAACAGTCCGAGATTTTGAAGAAAACCTATGGTGCTGATAATTGGTATAATTGGAGAATAACTAATTGGGGAACTAAGTGGGGTATTGATGGAGAGAGTATACAGTTTTATGATGAAGATGAAGATAGGATTGAGTTACACTTCGATACTGCTTGGAGTCCACCTGATGAAATCTTCCAAGCACTTAGAGACAAATATGAAGATATAGAAATCTCTTGGTTCTACCGAGAAGATGGTATGCAGTTTGCTGGATACATGGAAAGGAATTGGTAGATATGACAGTAGAGGAACTAATAAACGAATTACAGAAGCTAGAAGATAAGACACTTGATGTTAGATTGGAATATAAAGATGAGGAAGCAAACAAGTGGGTGGAACGAGTATTAGAACGAGTGGAAGCACACTATCAAGGTGGAAGTGGATACGAGTTACATGGTGAGGTTATCTTAATAGCTTCTGAATAAGGATTTGACTTTTTATAAGAGTCATTATAAAATATAACCATAGACAAAACTGAAAGGATAAAAATATGCCAACAATAGATAGAAACAGAACAAATAATGTCGCATGGTTAAAGAGTGGAGATTACATAATTTCAGACCCATGCTATGTTATGTCAGACGCAGATTACGAGAGTATAATTATTGACAATTACACAAACGAAAATGGATACGACATTACGAATATGGAGTAGATAGTGGTCAGATTGGTGCAATACCATATGAACTTTGTACAGAAGAAGCCATAAATGATAAAGAAAACTATAACCATGTACACTTTGATAATAAGGTTTATGTAGGTTGGGAAGATTTAAGTGGTTATTCTGCTGACTATGGATTACTTACCATAGGAGACTATGAGATAGAAACAGGAATGGATAGAGACGAGTTTACCTGTAGCAATGGAAGATGTGATAATCAATATACAGATGATAATCAAATTTGTTTAGATTGTGGGGAGGAGTGGTAAGATGACTAACAGCATGGAAGATAAGATAGAGGAACTAATAGATTGGAACATAGAAAACTTAGCTGATTTGTTTGGAAGCAGAGCAGATACTTTGACTGACTTACAGTACACAGCAATAGATAGGATTTTCAGACATGATGGTATTACTCCATTTGACAAAAAGAGTAATGGTTTAGTAGACTTAGAATATAAAGAAATGATAGAAATAAAAAAAGAGATAGAACATGAACAACTGTAAAAAATGTGGGGGCATGGTAGTAAAAGACTTTGAAGATATGAAGTGTCTAATCTGTGGATACATGGAATACAATATACCAACCAACATACTAAAAGAAACTGAGGAAGCCAAAGGTAAACCAAGCATTGATAGGAAGATAAGCCAAGCTACTTACCATTGGGATAAGGAACATGAATTGTGGGGGGTGGAGAAATGATTAAGAATTTAGTCAGAGATATAAAGAGAATTGATAAGAAACTAATTGCTAAATTTGAACAAGGGAAGATAACTGAAAACTTTGGTGAAAGTGATATTCGTAAACTAAGAGATAAATACGATTATCTTACAGATAAAGAAATTGGTGATATGATTAGAGATTTTGATATGTATTGTGCTACTATGAATGATAGCAATAAAGGATTTTTCGGGGTGGGGAAATGAGAGAACTAAACACACAACAAAAAACAATTATACTAGAAGAAGTAAAGAGAAACATACAACAAGGAAGCAACAACCTACTAGACAACCTAGCAGAGAACCATTATAAGATATCAACCGATACTTATTTCAAGTGTATGCAGATAAATGACCATGAAACATTCTACCAAAATG